ACGTAAAATTAAATGTAGCATTATCGCGGTACTTTTGCCAAAGCTGATTCAACGCAGTCTGGCTTGCATTAAACGCATTCTGAGTGTTAATACGGTTTGTTTCGTTTAGGGTCGCAGTATTAGCCGTGTTAATTTGCCTGCGCCACTGTGCGTTGGATTGATCGATTGCAAAAGACATGTTCGCGTTGAACTTGTCACGCTGATCTTCCATAGACGCATTAAACTCTTTAAACGAGTTTGCCTGATTGGTATTGTACTGTTTAATAGCAACGTCACGATTAATATTAGCTGTATCAATCTGTACACCTAGTTCTGTGTAAAACTCGTCTAGCTGCAACTCATTTTTTGCATTGATTTGAAGGCGCGTGTTTTCTGCATTTGCTTCTGACAAAGCAGCTTGTGTTTGTGCACTGTACTTAATAGCATTGCTTTGCTGTTGTGCATCTAATTCTTTTAGGTCTATCGAAAGGAGTGCTTGAGCGTTGCTAATCATACCCTTAGTACGAGCGTCTGCATTTTGACGATCCATCGTAGCAACTTGAAGAGCATTCTGAAGGGCTGCTTGCTGCTGATTGTCCAGATTTTTGATTTGGATTGTTTGGTAAGCTTTTGCATCTTGTGCTGCAATGGTAACACCAGACTCCATAACAGCCTGAGTAATTGCTGCTGCAGCTACCGACGATGATCCCAAGCCGCGTTGCTGCATAATTGCAGATGCTTTACGAATAGCAGGGGAAGCCCACGGCGGAGCAGGCTGACCGGGTTGCAAGCCTGTTAACAACTGGCTCAACTGAAACTGTACAGTTGCCTGCTGATCTAGCGTTTGGTTTGCTGCAGTAGCCATTGCACCAGCAGAAAGTGTATTGTTTCCTATCTGAGCGATATCTACTAAGTCGTTGGGGCTGAAATTAGAGGTTGCACCTTGAAACGTCATGTTTTGAACATCTTGTTGTGCAGATGCTGTCGTTGTTACTTGTCCTACGCTTGGATCTTTAGCTGGTGTTGCAATGGTTCCAATTTGACTTTGATCTATTTGGTCTGCAACAACACCCGGTTTCACGGCTAACGTCTGGGCATTTGGAGTTAGTAATTCATCTTGCTGCACATCCTGAAGGATAGGCTGTACTTCTGTAGCCTCTGTACCGGCAGTAGCGGCAACCTGTTCCGTTTGCAGTTCTAAGTCTGCCATCTTTTGTGTAGTGTCTGCTGCAGTAGGTATGGGAGCAGTACCGGCAACAGGTGCAGCTACCGCTCCGGTTCCTGTTACAGGTGTAGCCTGTTGCTGTTGCGTTGTGGTATATTGTGTAGCCATGTGTTACCCTACCTTTTGTCCAAAGCTTTATCTAGCTTATCTTCGACGCGGTGCAAAGCTTCCATGACACGGCGCATATCGTCGCGGACATCTGTGCGAGTTGCGTAATCCTCACGAGTCTTATTTAAAAGAATCTCGATTCGCTTCTGTTCTCTGTTAACACCGTTAGCCCACCAAGCACCACCTGCAAGAACTAAACCGACGAGCATATCTATGAGGTTGTGCATTTCCATAGTTTATTCTTTTGGATTATCAGTTTTGATTTGCGCTACTTTGGCTTGCCAAGCGTCTAATCCATTTTCTGTTATAAACTCGACTTGTGCCTCTGATGCACCATACGCTGTGAGACGTGCAACAAGCCACGCTGGTCTAGTATCAACAACCTCTTCAACTTCAGGTTCGGGTTTAGCTGCTGCTGTCCTATTGTCACCGACAGAAATAAAGCTAGGCTTTGCTCCTGTTTTTGGCGCAAACTGTAGTGCTAGATCATCAAGATCAGCCTCTGCCATGTCTGAAGCTAAAACAACTTTAGCCCAACTATTGTCGGGATATCGTAAAGTTGCAACGCCATCTTCAATCTTCTCAATATTATAATTTGTCATGCTACTGCTCCATGCAATGTGCCTGTGTTATTCATTGTTACTGATGTGCCTGTTACCGCTGCTCCGGCTGCGCCACCGGAACTACCGCCAGAACCACCACTCCCGTTGCTTGCATTGCCATTTGCACCAGTGCTTCCAGTAGAACCGGTTCCACCTGCAGTAGCGTATGCTGATCCAGCCCCGCCAGTGCCACCTGTACCGCCTGTGCCAGAATTTGTGCCGCCCCCAGCACCACCTGCCCCACTAGAGCCACTTGCGGCTGATTGATTGTAACCTTGCCCTACGCCACCTGCGCCACCAGAACCGCCAGAGCCGCCTGATGAAGAGTTAGTCACGGTGGTGTTTATAGTTCCAACAATTCGCCAATACGAATTGTCATACCAAGAGCCAATATAACTGCCTCGACTAAAACTGTGACCGGCGTAACTTGTTGAGGTACTGCCACCGCTATAAGTAAAAGTTCCAACGCCAGACCAATTTGCCTTAGTCCACATCCAACAGTTAGTTGCTACAATATTTCCGGGATATCCAGTGGCATGACCTGCTCTAGTTGACGTTGATGATGATGTAGATGTGTACGACCCATTTCCACCTGACCCGCCTGACCCACCAGCACCGCCACCGCCACCGCCGCCAGCTAATAATCCTGAGTTATTAATTGTTACACCAGAAGAAGCGCAGTTGATTGCAGCCCCGCCAGCACCGCCATTAGCCGCACCGCCAAAACCCAATATATTACCAGCGTTGTTTATAACAAGTGTTCCAGCCAAGCCAGACGGAATATCAACAGCTTCATCGCTGCTACCGCCAACAGTAACACCACTGTTTATGTCTATAATTTTTGGATAGTTGACATCGTAGTCATCACCAAACAAAGCATTAGCATCAATATTAGTTGTCGAACTGCTGACCGTATTTTTAAAACCTTTAGCTGTACTGTAAAAATCTTGCACATCAATTACGCCTGATGCTGGAACAGACGCAGCAAGATTAGTTGCTGGGTTATCCCCCGCCTTTGCTAGAATGTTCGAGCCGCCACGATACAAGTCGTTTAGACTTATTGCAGATGAGCCACCAACAAACTCAGTTCTAAGATCACTTAATGATACTGCACCACTCGCTGCTATAGCCATTATGGACTCCCGAAAGCTGTTACGTTATTGGCACTAATAGCGGCACCGTTTGATGCTAAAGAAAACACAACAGTACCATTGTATGCAAAATCTAACGTATTGTTTGTGTCGTCTACGACAACGGTCCATTTACTTGAACCAAATGCGATACTGCTCGTACCAAGCGCAACGTTGCCACTGCCATCAACAGTCAGATTATCGTGGTTATCTATGCCAAGACTAGCCAAGCTAGGAGTTGACACAGTTCCAAATGAAAGTTGTCCTGATCCGTCTGTCTTTAAGAACTGACCGTTTGATCCATCTGCTTGTGGATACTTCAGTCCATCAAGAATTACATCGCCTGTACCGTTCGGTGTTATTGCTATGTCGCGATTAGAAGTCGATATAATAGAATGTGTAACAACATCTAAGTTCGAACTAAGTAATCCAGCGTCAGACAAGTCTGATGAAGCAATTGTAATGTCCGCACTACCGTTGAAGGATTTACCTGCAATTGAACGCGCTGTTGCTAGTACGGTTGCGGTGTCAGCATTTCCTGTTAGGGCACCCGTCACGTCTCCAACCACGTCTCCAGTTACGTTACCCCCTACGTTTCCAGTCAGGTTTCCGGTCACGTTTCCGGTGATAGTCGCCGTAATAGTTCCCGCACTAAAATCCCCGCTTCCATCCCGCGCCACGATGGTACTTGCAGTGTTTGCATTTGTCGCGTTGGATGTTACGGTAAATGTTGCGCCTTCTGCTCCTGCTGAACCAGACAAACCAGTACCCGCCACTGCACCTGCAGCAACGTAGTTACCAGTAGTCTTTGTTCCAAGCGCAATAGAATTGTCACTGACAGCCCCAGCCGTTACAGCCCCAGTAGCAAGACCAGCCGAAGTAATTAGCGGTCCTTCACCCGTAGTGCCATCGTGAGAGTGTCCTGTCGAAGCACTAAAAGCGGCCTGTACAGCATCAAATTCGCCGTCTAGATCCGCTGCGTTAATTACGTTACCATCTGCGATATTGTTTGAGGTATCGTTTCTAATATATCCTGTACCCATTTCTTATCTCCTTCCATACAATGCGTACTGGATAGTCGCAGCATCTATGGTAAATGTCGAGTCGGTTGTTTGTCCTAGTGTCTCGTATAAAATTGAAACAGTGAAACCAGATCCCGTAACAGGAACCTGATAAATTGCACGTTGTTTTGTTCCGAACGTTGATGTTCCAAATACGCCTGATCCAAATATTACTGCCGAACCGGTTGAATTGTTCAATGAAATTGGCAAAGGCTGCACAGAACCTGCTTGGTCAAAGTCATACTTAACAGAAAGCTGAATATCAAATATTCCATTTGAATCTATGTAAGTAGTGGCTTTGTAAAGTGTCTTCCGTAAATTTGGATCTTGTAAAGGGACAAACGGAGTAGCGAAAGTAGCTCTTATGTTTGTTCCGTCAAACGTGTTACCCTGTTCCATGCGATACACATAATCGTCATCGCCACCAAAGAATACGTATTCTACACTTCCATCGTATTCACTGTACGATGAATATACTTTAAACCCGCGTAAATCGTTCCATACAATAGAGTCTTGAAGTTGTGTTCCGGCAATTCCTTTTGAGGCATCCGGCTGAGTAGCACTATTGTAACCAAATATTCTATATTGGCTTTTTTCTCGTATTACGCAGCTAGAAAAAGAGGGACTGCTTCTAATTAAGTCTAAAAGTTCAGTTTGGATTGATTTAGATATTACCGATAATCCAAAGTCACCAGTTCGATCAGTTGCGGAAAACAAACGAAGACCGTCCGGCCCCAAGAAGATTATGTCCCCACCTATTTCCTGTATTGTGTCTGGTTCTACACAACCAAGATCACGAGAAACAGGCTGAAGAACAAAATCTCCTACACTAGACCCTACGAGCCGATTAATTCGACGCTCACTGAAGATGATAAGCTGTTCACGAAATACGATTAAACCTGTGACATCATCGCCTACATTTATTATACCACCGCCAGAAGCACTTGTAAAGTCTTCATCTTCATATGGTGCTGAAAAAAGTACCTTGCTACCATTCGCAATAAAAATGTGATTCTTAAAATTAACTATAAAGTCAGACCCGGTAAAGTCAGAACTGAGGGACGAAAGTACTTTAAAAGTAGTATTATCAAAGCTAAACGGCTTACTTACACCGTCTACAATCATAATCTTTTCGGTGCCGCTAAAGTTGTACTTTAAAAATCTTACCTTGCCTGAACCAGCATTTAAGTTTACACCAGCACTACTAAATGTCGCGTTATCCGTAAGTTCTGTCCAGCCGTTTCCAGTTGACCTAAACAAGCCATCATTTTGTGCAGCGTATACGTTACCGCCGTAGTACATCAAACCTCTGATTGGGCCTGTGTTTCCGATGTTATTAGAGTCGTACTTACTGTAGCCTTCAATTCGACGATACCCGCCTGACTGTGACGGTTCAAAATTGCGTAGAATACGAGCAGAACCCGGAGCACTCGTACCATGCTGCAAAGGCGATAAGTTTGTAATTAAACCGCCCTTGAGTTCAAAAGCGTTGGTAGTCCAACGATCTGGCATCTAAACCGCCCTTGCGTAGATGTTTTCATTTACGTTTTGTGTACGCATACGTTTCATTCCATCTTCAAACTTCTGAAAGGATGTACGTGCAGATTCAATATTGTCACGGAACATGTATGCGTAGTACATTCCACCATCCACAATAACGTGCCTGTATCGGTACGGGATTGTTGGTACGTCTGTGTCGTTTACCAAGTCTGCAGGGTACATGTAATACTCATACTTAATAGAATATGCAGCATCAGGAATAGGTGCAAAGATTATGTCACTGTCTTGTGCTCTTACGACGTACTCAGGAGCAGAACCTTCCGATGCGTTCCTGTATTCATTATCAATAAATCGGCTAACATATTCGTCGTATGATAACTGAGTTAACCGTCGCGCATTCTCGACAAGGGGTGTAGTGCTTCGCTCTAACCGAACAGTATCAAAGTCTATATACTTAGCGTTGGTTGGTAACGGATAACGTAGCTGTCCTGCAGTCATAGTTATAGTGTCAAAATTGTGATTGAAAGGCCATGTAAAATGCGACTGGTTGATATCGCGTACAGAAGCATTTACAGAATCCTTTAGTTGAGAATACACACCTGTAACAGTAGGGAATTGTGCAGACGTTAATTCTGTTTCATTTAACCGTCGGCATATATCGTTTGTTAATCCCAAAAAATCGTATGCCATCTAGTTTTTCTCCACTACACGAAGTTTAACTTCTTGCTCTATAACTGTGTTATCGCTTGCTGTCATACGGCAAATTATATTGTAGGTTGAAAAGTTTGTACCTAGAGCAAGAATTAATGTAGCCACTGTGTTAGTGTTTGTGTTACTTACATGTTGTAGGCCGTCTACAATGGTGCCTTGAGTAAACGTAGCAAATGCACCAGCAGTAAATATTTTCCATGCCACACTGTTAATTGTATTAGTACCAAGTTGGGCTTCCCAATCAATTGAGTAATCAAGTTGATCATCAGGATCTTTGTCTTCCCATTTTAGAGCCATTTTATGCTGCCCTTCGTGATGACTGTACTTCTATTAGACGCACTGTTCTTGCTCTATTGAAATTGTTAGCGTTAAATGTGGTAGTAACCCCTAGCGGTGTAATTGATCCAAGAGCAGTTGTTCCTTGAACACTGGCTATAGCTTCGCTAACA